TCCTCTTCTGCTGATGAAGATGATGCGCTGTCCTACTTCGCCAAACTGGCACAGGAGGACTGATGAAGGTTCTAACTCTTGAAGACTACCAGAAAGCAGGCGAGACCTTCTGGCCAAAGTATTGGTATGTTGCCAAGGAACTTGGTGAAGATGCCAAACCAGAAGAGATTCTGAAAGTTATGGAGGCAATCGGCACGGTTGCCCTCAAAGTAAAACTGGAGGACACTCTCGCTCCTTTCGGGTTCAACAAGAAAGGGGACAAAGAATGAACCTGTTTGCCCAAGCCCAACTTGACCTGGTAGATGCCTGGAATATGAGTTGGGAAGAGGGCATCCAGTTCCTCATTGTTCTGGTTGCTCTATATTATGTAAAGAAGAGGATGGATTTGCACTTCGCAAAGAAGCAAGCAAAGACTACCATCTACAAAGTAAAAATTGTAGAAGATTGATTATAAGGACCCTTCGGGGTCCTTTTTACATGGTAATGCCGTCTCTCGAAACACCAACGGTAATACCACCAGATTTTCTTAGAATTTTTTCGTATACAGAAACAAATTCTTCGATATACTCTGGTCTGATGATTTGAATTGTTTCTTTCTTTGCGTTTAAATTTGCTTCGTATTTGTAGTTGGAAACTGAAGATACGGGTGTAGCAGTTACAGTAGAAGTTCCATCATAGTATGATATAGAATATGTGGAAGGAACTACCTTTCCAGCTGGGACAATTACATTACCGTTACTATCTTTCAGTTCATTAGTTTCATACTGCTTGATTGCCTCAGGATTATCATACTTGGAAGTCACATAATCTTCTAGTTGTTGAGCACTTCTTGGCCACTGTTCATAGTAGTTGGTAATATCGTTTGCGATTAATATTGTCCAACCGTAGAATCCATTATTATAAATTCTATATGCAATATCTTCAGGTTTCTCTCCATCTTTAACAATATACTCATCAAATAGAGCAAGTCTAGATTTAAATTCGGATAAAATTTCAGCACGACGCCAAAGATTTTTGCCATAGATTAGGGTAACATCCGTGGCAGACTTGGATATGTTGTATGCTAAATCTGGTAATGAGCGTAACATAATTGTTATTAGTAGGAGTATCCGTCTGTACCGAGGAAGTCTGCTCTAGTGAGAGCGGTAAGTTCTGTGAAGGTTAATTGGACAGTAATTAACGGAAAATTACCATCATACATTGTTTGTAACTGTGCCATGGGTGTAGTATTAACAGTCAAGTTAGTTAGACCACACAGTTTTGTTTTTGGCATCATTGGGTGACGCCTAGACTTCATTTTCCCGTTTTTCTTTACCTTATCTACAAATCTAGGTTCGAGAACAAAAACATCTGGGAATCCTAGAAGAACAGAACTGCCAGTACCAGTTCCTTTTGTAGTTGGGTGCATACCAAGTTTGAACCATTCAATAATCAATTCAACTTCTTTTGCTTCTTTAGCGTTTCTGCAGGCAAACTCAAAGTTTAGAGTGAATGTTCTAAAGTCTACGTTTTTGAAGAACTGAATAGCGTTCTCATTTGGTGCAAGTCCCGCAAGACCAACGATATTTGTTGGATTGATTTTGCTGTTTACTCCAAATGGATTAGATGCAAATGATATCCCCTGCTGAGCGCCCTGTCCAGTAGCTTGAGCTGCTTGACCCTTAGGAGTTTGCGCTGCTGCTTGAATTGCGCTAAGAGCAGCACCAACTCCAGCACCAAGTGCACCACCCAATGCACCAACCCCAAGACCTTGGAGTGGTTTATCGGCTAACAGTGCAAGAGTACCTAATTTGAATACGTTATTCCAGTTAGCTCCATATGAATATTGAAATTCATTTGGGAGACCTAGATTACATGAACTTGATGCTGTAGTTTTGTCTAATTCAGAACTTGCAACTCGTGCTCTAGTTTGACCGAAAGTACCGAGTTTTAGTTGTCCTTCAATGTCACTAGGACTGAGTGCACCAGCACCATATAAGTTTGCAATTCCCGAAGCAATTCCTCCAATAGTGTTTTGGGAAAGCACGCCAGTAGCTCTTGATAGTGAACCTAGAGCATCATTCTGGTTTGCTGCAACTTGCGCCTTTGCATGATCGTAAGTGTACTTACTGATCTTCATAAAGGATGCGTAAGGGATAGAACTAACCCCAGCAGGATATGAGTGAATTCCTGTTTGTCTACGTAATCTAGATCCAGATGCCGCATTAGGATCGCTGCTCGAACCACCTGTAATCGTAGGAGTTACTACGGGAGCATTGGGATCTCCACCGAGAGCTTTAATTAGTTCTTCTACTTGTTTATTTGACAGTTGTTGCGACATCAGCGATTCCGATGAAATTTATCGAGAGGAAGTTGACTTAAGACGACTGCATCTGCTTCAGTGAGTTGGTAGAAGCTGGTATCACTCCTCCTAGGAATGTAATAATGCAGAGTTTCCTTAGGTATATTTCTATTATTTAGAACGCCAAGTCTCTGTTTTGCCGAAACATAATGTAAGTTAGCACCCAAGATGTTTGTCTTCTTGTCTATAACTTTGATTAGTGGATATTGATCCCATTCTCTGAGAACATCTCTGAACTTTGGAATGTATTCAAAGAAGTAGTATTGTCCTTCTTCTACATCATTGACACCTGCTCCTGCATCATCCAGCAGCATGAATACTTCCATTCTCAGATTTGTCTTAGATATCCCCTTCCCCTTATACTTTTCCAGGAGAACATCAAACCTTGAGCTCGACTTCTGTGATGATCTTGAACTTCCAAAGCCTGTCCCTGCAGAACTCTTCTGCTGCTTTCCACTTTGCTTGGTTCGTGGCATAAGTCGCAACCTCCGTAATATACTTTTTGGTGCGTGTCTTCTGAGGTTTGGGACCTTCGACTTGTGCCTTGGGTTTAACCTCTACCAGATACGTTTCGGTACTTCCATTTAAGTTCCTTACTTTCATGTAGAAATCTGGAAAATATCTGTGCCACTTCCCATCGACGGGAGATTTATAAGGTATTACGTATTCTTCACTTGACCACTCGATCACAGATTCATTGTGGTCACAGTAGTACATGAACTTGCGTTCCCACAGAGATCGGTATATAATGTTGGTCGGATCTCCTTTATATTTCTTATAATACGTAGGTTTGTATTTTCCTTTGTATGATGCCATAAATAAATAGGTCACCCCATAAAGGGTATTTATGCCAGCCCGTATAGGAACAAAAGAGTTCGTTGCCTCAATCCTTGAGGATTCAGGTGGTATCTCAGCGTCTAATTTATATGAGTTTCAAATTCAATGGGGATTGAATGCAAAATCTGATGCAGCTGCAAGTCCCGTTGGTCCAACATTAAAACAGTTTTACTTCGCTCAGCATGGTGAGTATCCCGACAAGGGAGATGAATTTAAGTGCAACTTGCTGTGCAATGAGATTCAAATCCCAGGTGTTACTTATGCCGCTATGGATGTGAAGTCAGTACACAAGGGAATTACCCAAAAACTTGTGTCAAATAAAGTTTTTAATGAGTTTGATGTTAGTTTTTATTGTGATCAAGATTCTACCCCATATAAGTTATTCCGCACATGGATGGACGCTGTGATGGGAGCAAATGTGCAGGCAACGGATGCATTGCAGTATACTAGAAGATCTAGCATCTATGCTGCAGACCATAAGGCATTTGTTTTATCATACTATGATGATTACACCTGTGATATAATTATCAATAAACTTGAGAAACAGAAAGCTAAAGACACCAAATCTCCTGGAACCTATTCTAATGATTTTGGTGTGAGGTTGAAAAAGGCATATCCATACACCATGGCATCTGTCCCTTATTCTGCTGGTCCTACACAACTTGTTAAAGTCACTGTTGGCTTTTACTACGAATATAGTTCAATGAGATACGAACGTTAATTATGCCATTACCTGATCTTGTTACACCAGTCTATTCTCTGGTGGTGCCTTCTTCAAAAAAGAAAATTAAATACAGACCGTTTTTGGTCAAAGAACAAAAGACGCTGATTGTTGCTCTAGAATCTCAAGATCCCGAGATGATTGTAGACGCTATGCGTCAAATTTTACAAAATTGCATCCAAACAAGACTTAAGATTGAAGATCTTGCCTTGTTTGATATTGAGTATCTCTTTCTTAATATCAGAGGTAGATCTATCAGTGAAGAGATTGGGATGAAAGTAACTTGTCCCGATGATGGTGAAACTACGGTAGACCTGACATTTTTGGTAGATGATGTAAATGTTCATTTCCCAGAAGATCATACCAACACCTTCAAACTTAATGATGAGATTACTCTTGTCATGAAGTATCCTAACCTGGATTATTTTGCTGCTGTTACTTTTGGTGAGGGTGAAGTCGATCCTTACGATTTGTTGGCGAAGTGTATTCATAGAGTTTATGTTGGTGAACAAGATTCTGGTGAGTTCACCTTAGATGAAGCAAAAGCATGGGTCGAGACTTTAACCCAGCAGCAGTTTGAAACTATCCAACAATTTTTCAGCACAATGCCTACTCTCAGGCACGTTCTCAAAGTTAGAAATCCTAAGACTAAAGTTGAGAATGATATTGTGATTGAAGGTTTATCTGATTTTTTCGCATAGCCCTCTTCCATGAGGGCTTGATGAGTTTTTATCAAACTAACTTTGCTTTGGTTCAGCATCATAAATATAGCTTGACTGATATTGAAAACATGATTCCTTGGGAAAGGGACGTGTACGTTGGTTTACTCTCTCAGCATTTGCAGAAAGAAAGAGAACGCATCGAAGAAGAAAAACGTAAACGCTAATGCAACAAGCACCTCCTATTGACAACGAACTGCTAGAAAAATCTAGCAGGGAATTTAGAAAGTCTATGGAGGATTTTCTTGGTATTTCTGTAGAATATATTCGTTACTTACAAAAGAAAACCAGTACAAGTTCTACGACAGGTGGCGGTGGATCTGGTTCGCGTGGTCCCCGTTCCAAAAATCCAACAGAAGCTACTGGAGGTTTTCCTAATTTTGGTTTAGGTCCATTTCCATTCATACGAAAGGGTAGAAGAGGTCCACTGAGAAGAAAACTTGCACGCAGATTGAACAGAAGTGCAAGAAATTCTAATACCTCAAAGGCAACTAGGCAGCGATATGCGAGAAGATTTGGAAATCAAGCTGCCAGGAATAGATTCCAAGGTAATGTAAGATTTAATAATAGGGGTGCTGCACCGCAAACGGGACAAGGATTTACAAAACCAACTAAACCAATATTACCCAAAGGTAAGGTACCAAGTGTAAAGGGTGTTCGTGGTGGTCCTGGTCCTCTCGCAATTCTTTTCGCTGGATTGGAATTCGGTGGTAGAAAATTAGAGGGTCAGAGTAATTTACAAGCAGGTGTAGGAACTGCTGCTAGCACCGCTGGAGGTATGGCTGGATTTGCAGCAGGTGCAAAGGGTGGAGCATTAGCGGGTGCTGCCATTGGCGCTATGTTTGGTGGTGTTGGTGCTGTTCCTGGCGCTGCTATTGGTGGTTTTATTGGTGGTCTCTTAGGTGGATTTGGTGGTTCTGCACTCGCTGGTGGTATTGCTGACAAAGCAACAGGTGTAGGATCAGAACCTAAGTTTGCTGAAGGTACAACAGTTACCGCACCAACACGGGCACTAGTTGGTGAAGCAGGACCTGAACTTGTGCTCCCATTTGGAAAAATTGGTGCTGCTTTAGCAGCAGTTTACCGAGAGGGTGGATCTCTTATTCTTGGTAGTACATTAGCACTGCTAAACGCATTGCCTGGAAACCCTGCAGTAGCAAAGATAAAATCAGATGTCACATCATTGGGTGGAGTATTTGGAATTGGTGACGTACCATCAGTTAAGAAGATAAGCGTAGATAAACTTAAAAAAATTCCAGATGCTGATGAGTTTGACATCACAAAACAAACGGTCAGTGCAGATGTGACAACACTCACAGATACAACTATTGCAGATGCAGCAGTAGTAAAGAGTGACTTCTTCACTAATGAAAACGTACAACTAAATGGTAATATTAATGAAGAATCTACAAGAGAAGGATATGAAATTAATGATGGCGAGTTTGTACTGACATCAACAATGGGCAATAGAACATTTGCTCTGTCTCCTGGTATGCACATGGGCATTGACCTTGCTGGTCCAGAAGGGTCTCCACTTTATGCATTCATGTCGGGTAAAGTTCTCGCCAAAGGGTGGGACGGTGGATATGGCAACTATGTTGTTTGGCAGAGTAGTGATGGAATTGAACATCTTTATGGGCACCTGGTAGAACCTGCTCCAGTTGAGGTTGGTCAAGAAGTAAGTGCTGGAACAGTTGTTGGTCTGATGGGTAATACTGGAAAATCAGATGGACCTCACCTACATTGGGAGACTTCTACAGAAGTTGGTCACACTGGGAGGCCAAAGAATTCTGTTCTCTCTAGATTCAATCCACTATCCAAGTATTCTTTAGGTGCACCAGTTGGAAGAGAAATTCCACCAGCAGAACCAACAGAAGAAGATGGTAAAGGTGGTGGTAGAGCAGGTAAAACTGTGTCAAGACTTCGTGGTGGGTTTAAAAAAGGTATAGAACCTCCAGTTGTTTCAACTACAGCAAAAACTGTAAGAGAAACTCCTGTAACGCAACAAAAGAAAGTCAAGGTTGCAAAAGTTCCTGTAGTTATTCCTGTTCCATCTCCACCTCAAATAATACCAGTTCCAGTTGAAGTTGTTAAGGAAGTAAATACTAAGAGAACTCTCGTTATCGACGTATTTGGAAAGGGGGTAGTTAGCTGATGTCAGACCAATACGTAGGTATCGAGGTACTAAACGAAAGTCTAGTTGAAGTAAATAAACAGCTTAAGAATGCTGTAAAAACTCTTGAAAGGATGTTCATCCAAGACAAGAGAGAGGATTTTCTTGCGAAAGAAAGGGCAGAAGATGCACAAGAGGTAGCAGAAACTGCAGGTACTGTTGCACCACCAACAGTACCCACTGATGACTTGATGCCACCACCTCCACCAATCATGTCCACGATTGGTAGACCATCTGTGCGTGGAAGTGACTTACCTACAGATGGCACTACCTACAAGATGAAGGAAGGTGGTGTTGTTGGAACCAATCCAATTCTTCCTGGTCTTGGTGCACCTTCAGGCAAACAACCTGGTGTAACGCATAAGTCACTTGAGCAAACTGGTTTTGATGATACTTTTGAGAAAAATATCTCAACCAAACTAGAAGATGATTATGATCTAGATCCCAGGATGAAATCTGGGTTTGGTGATGTTATGGCACAACCTGCCAGAGCAGCAGCAGCGGCATTAGTAGATCTTCTGTCTAGATTCCCTGCACAGAGTGAGAAGCAGGCAGCAACTATTAGCGATAATATCGATTACATCAGCAAGACCTATAATCTTAACAAAGTAAAATTTGATAAGGAAACTCAGAAAGAGAACAATATTAGTCGAGTGTTCAATAGTTTGAAAGAGGGAACTCAAACATTCTTCTCTAATCTAAGAACTAGCACACTAAATCTCTTCCGCAGTAAAGAGGAGAAGTTAGAAGAAAAACTCAAAGACAAAACCTCTGACGAAAAGGCAGAAGGGAAGGGTGGTCAAGGACCAGGACCAGTTCTTGGAAGGGGTGGCAATGCATCTGCTAGTCCTACTGCCACAAATTCTGGTATGGATTTGGGTATGTCCTCTTTGACGAGGATGATATCCTCATCGACTAACAGCACTCAGACCACAACAGATAAATCTGTAACTAACCTGTTAAATACTTTTATGAGGAACGGTGATAGTTCTTCATTGATGAAAGCATTCTATGTAAGTGATCAATCAAATAGTATTTTTAATAGTTATTCTGGTGGAGATGCATCAAGTATTTTCTCTCAGAGTAATGTCACCACTCAAAGATTAGACTTTCCAACAACCAATCTGACTGAGTTGACTGATACTGTGATCCAAGAAAATAGGATGCTGATGGATGAACAATCCAGTATCACTGCTGATGATTTTGTCATGCCAGCAGTGTCTCAGGCAACCCCAGCATCTTCCTACATGGACACTGATTCTCCATTAGGTAAAGAAGACACGAAGGTGTCTCCATATTTTGAAGTGTACGCATCTACCTCCCAATTCGGATGAAAAGAGTTAATAACTTTAGTCTAGTTAGTCTGAGCATTCTTGTGGGAGAGAGTGCTGTTCTTTTTGGTGCTAATCAGTTAGTATCTTTAAAGTACGTTGAGGATATGAGAAGTGCTTCTATTCATGTAGAGGTAACTTTGACAGATTCTGGTAATGGGGTTCTGTCAAATCTCCAAGGTATGGAGAATGTAAATCTTGAATATAAGGATGATGTTGGTGGAGTACACTCCCTTGCTTTGATCATCTACGACATCCAAGATAGATTGAATACTGAGGGTAAATCAAAGGCAACTTTGATGATGTGTAGTGTAGAGTTTATTAATAATGCAGCAATCAAATTATCCAAGAGATTTGGTCCAGGAGAAGGAAAGCAAATTGATCAAATTGTAAAAGATGATCTATTGACAAAAGTTCTCGGAACGAACAAAGCAATTTTTACAACACCTACAAAAAACAAATTCTCTTTTATTGCTCCATATTGGTCTCCATTTACGTCCATCGCTTGGTTGGGGGCAAGAGCAATTCCAGGAGGAGGTAGTGGTAAAAACTCTAGTGCTGGGTATTGCTTCTTTGAGAATATTTTGGGGTATAATTTCTTATCATATGATAGTTTTGCATCCAAACCTATTACAGCAAGATATGTTGTAGGGATGGACATTGGAGAGGAAGAACCTCCTGTAGGGGTTGTTCCTGTTGATAGGGCAAAGGTTATTAGTTCAGTTGATATTCTTAAGGGACTGAATATCGGGTCTTATTCTAGTACGGTAATGACCTTAGATATGAAGGACATGAAATATACTGAACATCCATTCAACATTAATGAGTATTATCAGAATATACCTAAGTTGAATACTGATGCGACACTTCCCTCATACTATGAGGGATTTAAGAAGGGATCAGCAGCAACTAGGATCATGTCAAAAATTGTTGACACGGCATTGTTTACCGCTGGTACATACTCCAAGGATTTTACAAAGCAAATCTCTCAATCTGCGCTCAGAGAAAAATTATTTTATAATAAACAGGTAGAAATAGATTTTATCGGTGACTTATCTGCAAAAGCTGGTGATGTTGTAGAATTGCAAATGTTTACTGGTAAGGCTAGAGATCTTGACGTTCAGAACAGTGGTAAATATGTAATAGGTAGATTGGAAAGGCAATTTACTACATCTAGAGATAATATGTCTACTAAATTAACCTTGTTCACTGACAGCCCAGGCGCAGAATAATGATGTTAGAAGCAACTGCTAATTTTATTGGTAAAGACGGATTCAACTGGTGGGTTGGTCAAGTCGAGAATACTGGTGGAACAAAGCAGAAAGATGCTGACTATACTAATAAGGTAAAAGTTAGGATCGTTGGTTATCACAACCCAAGCAAGAAAGAGCTGCCTACAGAGGATCTTCCTTGGGCAATGGTTGCATTCCCTGCTACACAACCACAGAGAGCTGGTGCTGGTACTAACCACCAGTTAGTAGAAAATGGTTGGGTTATTGGATTCTTCATGGATGGATCCTCTGCACAGATCCCCATCATTATGGGTAGCATCGGTGATGAGAACCCTCAGGGTGTATATGGAAAAACTGATGATGGAAGACCATTCCCTCAACTCGTACCTCCAAAGTATCAAGAGAGAGTGCATGGTCAGAAGGGAACCATGCCACCAGGCACTGGTCCAACTGTACAGACAGATACAAAAACTGGAGTTCAAAAGAAACCTGAACAATCTACTGCTGCAGATGATTCATCTTCGAGCAATAATCTCAGAGGACCTGCAGAAGATGTGTCCGACGCCATGAAGGCGGCAGATAAAAAGAAATGTTATACTGTTCATGTAGGTAACGGTAAGTGTGGTTCTGAGGATTCTGTCAAGCTTGAGGGTGCCCTTGCTGAATTCATGAAGTTTGCTCGTGGCATTGATCAAAACGAGATCGGAGAGTTTATTGATAATGCTACAGGTGAAGTTGTAGACTTCATGGCTGAAGTAAGCAATGTGGCATCTAGAATTCAAGCAAAGATGTCTAAGTTGCTTGCTAACGTTAAAGGTACTGTTCTCAAAGAAATTGACCTCTTCATCAAAAAACAACTTAAAAACCTCAACATTCCAGATCCAGACCTTGCAGCTCCAGTCAAAGCACAGTTAAAAAATCTTGGAGACTTAATCAACTGTTTGTTTAGTCAACTTGCTGGTGACCTGCTTGGTTTCCTCAAGGGACTGTTGATTGATCTTGCCACCAAAGCACTTGACACTGCTCTCTGTCTGATCCAAGATATTCTTGGAGCAATCATGGGCAAAGTCATGGGATTGATCAACCAAGCAATGTCCATGATCAGTGGTATTCTTGGTAAGATCACTGGTGCTATCGGTATGATCCAAGGTCTGCTCTCTAAGATCGGTGACTTCCTTGATCTGTTCTGTGATGGTGCGCTTTCTTGTGCTATCGGAATTTCTACATTTGAGACTTGTCAAGGGGCGCAAGCGAAAGGTAATGATAAGAAGAAGAAGGAAGAGGATCAGTATAAAGTCAAACCACCCAAGAGCGGTGAGGTTGTTGGTAACGGCAAACCAAACTCTAAGGGATATGTTCCATTCTCTGAAGGTGGGAAGCAATATGCATTCAACACTAAGACTGGTGAAAAGATAGAAGTTGATACTACCTTAGATCCAGAAGGTTTCGCGGAGAAAACTGGTATTAGTCAGAAGAGTTTCGACACTAGAGGACCACTTGAGAAGTTTGAAGATTCTAAGATTTATGCTAGCGATGGAAGTTTCAATGAAGAGGTATTGAACTGTTCTAATAGTATTCTCAATAAGAAACCATGTTTCCCCGAGATGGTATTTGATAACTTACAATCAACTCTACCAGTCAAAGCACTGCCTATCATTGATGACATTGGATCTATTGCAGGTGTGTTGATGCAGAAGAAAGGATTTGATGTTAATCTTGAGGCATCAGCAAGAGCAATGTTTACTTGTAATGAACCAGAAGGGTCTGGTGCTGTATTCAAACCAGTAATTATCAATTCTGAATACGATCCAGATACTGGACTGGACAAGAAAGGTATCATGGTTGGTATTGATGTTATCAAACCAGGTCTTGGATATGGATTTGATCCAGCAGACATTTACTGTCCCAAAGAACAGTATATTGCACTGATAACTCCTAGTGCCAGCACATCCTCACTAAAGGAAGGTGACTTCTTACAGTTGATTGAGACTGCTGCTGGTGCAAAGGATCCAACTCAACCAGATGTTCTTCAGGTCTATGACATGGATTATAATGGTGAAGGTAA